TTAATCATAGCACGTGGGCAGTTAGGATCTTTCCAGTCTGCTGGCCATTGTGCTTTTAGAATCTGAAATCCACCAGAGTCACCTAACATGAATGTACCAGCTTCACGTTCTCTAATGATTGATTCATTAGGATCGTCTTTAGTTGTATCTAAGTTAGCATGACCAGCACTATACAAACCCCACTTGTAATAGTAGAGACCCTCTTTGCTGTTAAGAAAGTTTAGTTTCTCTACATCACCATTAAACTGTGCAGGGATACGTGCGGGATCAAAGTACTGTTCACCTTTACGTTGCTTACCTAAGCCAGAGATATAAAAACTACTGACTGCAGGTAAGAACAATGCCCAGTCGTTGTTGTGACTTGCTGATAGATTTACTTGTTCCATTAAACTTTTACTTCTTCTTTTATCAATGTTTGAACAATACTAAGTTGTTCTTGTTTTTGCTTAATCTGATCCATGAGGTCTTTGATAGTAGGATTAGTTTCTGCTAATCGTGCTAGTTCAAGTTCTTCATTACGTTTTTTACGTGCCCACTCTAACAAAGAAACCGCTTCACCACTTAAATCAACTGAAGCAGTATTACTATACATCATAATCCAAGAAGAACCATCAAAAACTTCAATGTTATTACCATTTGGATTATATCGCATATTACCTACACCGGGTCCATTACTGTGACCAATGTAAGTGTTCTGCGGTGTGCCACCTGACACAGTAATGAATGGACTAGTACTGTATAAACTTTTAATCATTTTGCGTTAGCTGGGAGCAAGTAACGATATGTTGCTAGACCACTATCAACTGTAATCTCAGTTGCGCCTGCATCTGCAATTCTAATTGTCTTGTCACCTGGCAAGTCTAAGATAGCTTGAAACACTTTTACGGGCCAGTGCCATGTCTTACTCAATGTTCCACCGACAGATGGTTGAAACACAAAGTTACCACTGTGAGTTGATGGGTCACCGAAGTTAATCTTCAAGTCACCATTAACAGTAGTCATTGTGAAATGCTCTTGTTCACTGTTAGCACTTGCTTGTTTCTTTAATCGCTGAATACCTGCAATGCTAGGTTGAAACTCAACGTTCCAAGTAGTGCCTTTGAATGTAACACTCTTAACTTTTTCTTCAACAATTGCTTTGCTCATTAGTCGATAGTCATTAACAAATGACCCGTCTTTTGTTTCAAAGTGAATTGTTGTTGGGATATCAACACCGTCACGATTAGAAGTTGCTACACTAATCTTAGCATCAGTATCATAGTCATCAAAGCCTAGAATTGTTTTAAGTTTACCTAAGTTAGGCATACCAAACACTCCGATAAAGTCTGCTACTGGACTGTTTAATGTTCCAGATACGATAACAGTTTTATCTTCTGCTACTGCATTAATTTGTGTCTCTGTATCAGTACCAGTAACTTTGATAAGGTCTACGTTACCGAGACCATGTGTGTGTTGAATTAAATCTTGTAAATTATCTTTCATGTTTTTCCTTTGTATACCTATTTAAGGCAGTTATGTTATCTATTATAGATGGATATTTTGCGTATGTCAATAGCAATTTAACCAAAAGTAAATAAATCATTGAATGTACTGTTAGTATCTGTATTAGAACGAATATCCCAATCTAGTACGCCCAATAAGTTGTCAATCTTTTCATCGACCAATGTTTGTTCCATTGCTGAATCGTCAAATGGTAGTTAATTAAGTGCGGCTCTTACGTGCCCGGGCATGTTAGCACGACCTGTTGCACTCTTAGCTTCTAAGTCACCGTAGTATGTAAGCTTGTTCACACCTTTAGGTGAACCTTTAGTCCAACTGTCTTGTGCTGTAAGTATGCGTTTGAAATCTTTGATTGCCTCAATAACTTCATCACGGCCCTTACCTTGTTGAAGAACCATCTGTAATACATTCATTAAGAATTCCTGTACATACTTAGGAGTATCCGCACGTTTCAAGTCAAGACCCATAGCTTTGATATCGCCACCTTGACCATCTTTATCTTTACGTTTACCTTCTTTGTCAAAGATGTTAATAGCATACCGCTTCTTAACAATAAAGATAGCACGATCACCAATCAGTTCACGACCAGCTTTGATAATCTCACCATTCTTGCGAGGCGCATGAAATGCTTTCTCCATGAATTGAGGGAAACTATCGTTTGCATTATCTGCAATGCCATCATATAAGCCAATACAAGTTTCTTTATTCCATTCTAATGCACCAGATTCAATCTGAGGCTTTAGTGTTGGGTATGCAGTAAAGTAACATGAGTCAGTATCACCATAAACAATAGCATTACCTTCATGTGAGTAAACACCTTCAACTGTTTCATTGATGGTACTCATCATATGTTTAACAATTTGACGACCACTCAATGTAACACTCTGGCCGATGCGCTTATCATAGAAACGACAGTGTTCATTCAACAACGCACCGTATGCTGAGTTCAATAAAATCTTACGAACAAGTTGTCGCTTGTCATAGTAATCAAATTTATCAGTACCATATGCTTCTTTAGCTTGTTTCTGAATTGCTTTACGTTCTGTGTACCATCGTGTGAGTAGACCAGGGACAACACCTTCTTTTTCATAAGTAAAGATTGTACCATTTGCACTTAACATCCAGGGACGATGACTATCAAAGACCATCTTCCAAATCTCTGCCGCACTCATTTCTTCACTACGACCATCTTCGTAATCTACAGTAAGAATAGTACCACGCTCTTGATTCATAATTGCTGTGTACTCTAATGCACCAAACAAGTTTTCCCATAGAATACTACCTGTAACAGCATCGTCACCTTCTTTAGCACGTTTCTTTTCACTTGCTAAACGATGACCTTTGTCATTCATGTATTGGTCTGTGAGTGTTTGTCTGACTTGAGCAACGATGGTCTCACCTGCCATGTTGAGGGCACGAATAACCGAGGGATAGAGTGAGTTAATGTCAACTGCTCCGACCCACTCATGCATTCCCTTCTTGGGCGTAGCAACAAAGGCACCTGCTGCCTGCTGGACTTCTTCTTCATTTTCAACCTTTCGTTTTTTATCTGGAACAACTAGCCCACGTTCGTGAGCCTCATTAAAAATTGCCATTTCAATCATTGCCACTGAACCCATAACTGTTGGAAGCAGTACTGTGTTCTCATGTGCAAGTTGATTAGCTAATTCTAAAAACTTAAGTTTGTTGTGAATCTTCACCAACAACATAGTATCTTGTCTGTTGTATTCAATGAACTTTTTAAAGTCTTTGTTATACAATTGGTCAAGCGTACCTTCATATTGTGTTTTGTTTTCACCGACTTCCATCTCACCGATAGAGTCAAGCTTATAACTGTGGCGTGATTCATAGTTATACTTTTTGTACAACTGTAGATAGTCCAAGTGAATACGACCTACTAAGTCATATGTTGTTTCACTTTTACCGAATCGTTCGTATTCTCTAGCTTTAGGAAGTTGACCCATCAAGCAAAACTTACGTGTGTCATCTTTACTCATTACTCTAGTAACACGATTGACCATATAGGGAATATCATAGCCCTCAGAGTTCCAGCCAGTTAACACATCTGCATCTTCAATGAGTTGAAAGAAAACATCAAACATTTCCTTCTCAGTTTTGAAAAGCATTGTGTTTTCAAATTCATTGACAATTTCATTTGCTGTCTCTGGTGTCATATGCTTAGGAGCAATGACTAGAGTAATACACTGGTCTAGCCAATCTAAATAACAACTGATAGCTGTAACAGGATTGAATGGGTCACTAGTAGGACTGAACCCCTTCACAGGATCAAAGTCTACCTCAATGTCAAAGAAGCAAGTGTGAAGTTTGGGGGCATCAACACCTAGATAGTTTTCACTTAAACAACGAAAGACTACAGGCACATCACTTTCAAATAATTTCTTACCTGAATGAATGCGTTTTTCTTTTTCAAACTCTGTGCGTTTGCGTGTACTGAAACGACTGACCGGGTCACCGTAGATACTACGTTGTTTACCCTTAGGATCAGGATAATACATTACATAGTTTGTAGGATATTCTTTATACTGGCGTTTGCCATTTGCATCACGTTCTACAACGTAAATGCGATCCTCATCTCTGCTGTGAATAGCATCAACATAACTCATAGAGTTTTGCCGACAGTTTCCAAGATAGTGTTGAGTTCATCGTGGTCTTTGTTAGTCTGACCGAGACTTGCTTTATGTGCAATACGAACTGCCTTCTTTAGTGTAGAAGCCTTGATTTCAAGTTCTTCTGCTACTGCTTTGATAGTGTCGTTCAATCCACCTTGCAATGTATCAATCTCATGCATGACACTCATGCCCTCATTGATAAGTTGTGTTAGTTTAATCTTTGCGTCACCGTTAAAGGTTCTGTTATAGTCTGACATAGGTTCTCCTTAAATAATTAGTTAGTGTACTTGGACTGCGTAGAGAAGTCAAGTATTTTGCTTACTTTGTACAATCTTCTTGACCAAAGTATGTAGTCCTGGGTTAACATGTAATGCATGCGGCATCAATTCATTGCGAATGTAATTACGGGCATATCGTGAATCTTTGTTTGACGCATCTTCAATCCAGGGAACATTGTGACTTTCGCACCAATAGACAAACTCTTGTTTGCGAGTAGTTAAGAATGGGCGTAGTACATTGTTTCTTGTTAATGGGATAACTTTGGGTGTGCCATGAAGACTTGACCAAATATAAGTTTCAACACAATCATCTAAGTGATGACAAGTGATTACTGGTCCAAGATCGTTTAAAAAGTCATAGCGTTCTCTACGCCAGTATTCTTCTTGACTTTCTTTGCTACCTTTCTGACTGCGAGGTGATCCATATAGCATAGGAATGTTATTATCACTACAATATTCAGAAACAAACTGTGCGGCTTTTTCACCGTTTTGTGTTCTGTGATTAAAATGGGCAATCGTAACTTCGTGCTTACGACTTAGAAAGTCAACAACTGCCATACTATCCACACCCCCGCTACATGCGACTGTGATTTGTTTGGGTAGTGGAACGGTAATCTTAATCATTCATGTAGTATAACACAAACAATTATAGTTGTCTAGTTAATAAGGAAACCTTTTAAGACGCTTCCCATAATGTTTCACCATCCAAAGTGATAGAAATTATTTTACTACCTTTCCTAAACAATTCCCAATTAATATCATTTATGTTTACAATGTTTCCTATTGGATATCTATTAATGGGTTTGTTTGAATCAAGTACAAATTTTTTGAATTCGGGATTCTCCATAGTGTTAGCATATATCATATATGGATCAAATATTAAATTAGGAGTCATAAATGCATTTCCACCTATATCATCATTGGAGGCATCATCTTCATCATACCAACATTTAAAATGATCTTTACCTTGAATGTCATCCCCTAACCAAACGTTATAGCGATAGTCATTATCAAATGTAAAATCTTCTCCGGGTGATTCTTGGTTACCGTTACACCATAATGAAGCACTATCGCCTAAATTACTAGCGTCTGCTGAACGAATTCCATAATATAGTTTATCTTTCAACCAGGCTCTACGTTCAATATGAGTGTGGGTGAGCATTCCCAATTCATGTGTATACTGATTCAATGAATGTATGGTTGCAAAGATAACATCGTCTGGGGTATCTGTTTGTGGGATTAGATGGTTTAGTTCGCTATTCGTAACAAAATCATATGCACTAGTAGTATAATGTCTGGCCCAAATATTTAAATGAGATTGTTTTAAGTCTTTTGGATTTTCTATCAAGTGATTTAATTCAATGATTTCAGATGAATAATCAGTTCCATAGTGCTCTTGTAATAATTCAAATGATTCTTTAAGTTTATTAAAGTGATTGATTGGATTAATTTTTTGATAACTAAGCATTGGACTTTTGTTGGCTGACCATGAGAGATTGGGCAGGCGTTTAGTAGTCCTAATTAAATAATCTTTCCATCTATTTGTAAAGGAATTATCTATTAGTTCAATATTGACAGTGGTTGTATTTTGAAATCGTTGTATAATATAACTTAGCATAAGTTATTTATAAATTATTGAAATATGGTGCAATTTTTACGCCGTCTAATTCAATGGAAATTAATCGGTTTCCTCGTTTAAATATAGTCCAATCAACCTTTTCTATATTTAAGATATTTCCTATTGGATATCTATTAATGGGTTTGTTTGAATCAAGTACAAATTTTTTGAATTCGGGATTCTCCATAGTGTTAGCATATATCATATCTGGATCAAACAATATATTAGGAGTCATAAATGTATTACCCCATATGTCAGTATTCGATGCGTCATCTTCGTCATACCAGCATTTAAAATGATCCTTGCCTTCAATATCATCATTTAACCAAACATTATGATTATGATTATTATCAAACATAAAATCTTCTCCGGGTGATTCTTGGTTGCCATCAGTCCATAACGATGCAACATCTTTTAAATTCTTAGAGTTTGCAGAAACAATTCCATAATGTAATTTATCTTTTAACAATTCCCTACGTTCGATATTATCATGTGTAAGTATTTCTAAATCATGTACATTCTCATTTAATGCATTTATTGATGCAAAGATAACAACATTTGTTTCCTGATTGGCAACAAACTTAACCGAACTTGTAGTAAAATGTCTGTGCCACCGATTTAACTGAGATTGTTTCAAATCTTTTGGATTTTTTATCAAATGCATCAATTCGGCAATCTCAAATGTATAATCAGTTCCGTAATATTCGTGTAGTAATTCAAATGATTGTTCAATTTTGTGATAATGGTCAATTGGTTTAATACTTCCACCATTACGCATTGGACGTGCAGTAGTAGACCATGCGAGATTAGGTAGGCGTTTAATAGTTCTGAATAAATAATCTTTCCATCTGTTTGTAAAAGCGTTACCTATTAGTTTAACGTTGATTGTAACTATTTTTTCAAACCGTTGTATGGTGTAACTTAACATAATAAGTTACTTGCATAGAGATTATTGAAAGATGTTGTGATTTTTTTCGCCATAGATTTTAATATACTTTCCAGCAAGCATATCTGCCATGGCTTCAATGGGGCTGCCTGGATAACTATCACCAGGCTCTATCATATTAAGTTCACCTTGACGAACGTGAACTAGTTCATGGAATACTGTACGTAGTATATCAACTAAGTTGCGATTGTTTACATATACCCAAATCTTATCATCACCCATTTGATGACCACCTGTATGGTGATTTGTTTGGGCCTCTTCCGTGTCCATACTCAATTCAATATGTGGTTTATTTTTAACATGTAGTTGTTGACAAGCCCAATCACAGAACTTGTCAACTTCATTTTGTAAATCAGAATCAACTTCATTCTCGTCTAGTTTATTCTTAATCCAATTATCAGGTGTAATATGAAATTTCTTTACAAACAAATCATGCAATACTTTACCAGTAATACGATGCTTTAGTGCAACATTTTTCATTAATCTATCAATTGTATTATAGTCGTGCTTTTCTAAACTAGGCAATTTCTTTGCTAATTCTTGTGCAGCCGATTCTGATAACAATTCGTTAAATCTCATATCGTTTTGAATTACTCATCGTGAGTTTGTGTGTGAGTGATGCCATAAAAATCTAGCCATTCTTCATACAAAGTAATGGAATCTGGATGAAGCATTGCTTCGTCTGTCTTGTCACGTAATTTCCATGCATCATATACCTCTTTACCTTTGTTTTCTAGTATCCAATCTTCTTGGTATAGAAACTCAGTTTCAGATGTAAATACATGATTTGTCTTGCCTACTTTACTTGTTACTGTGAACATATTAATTCTCCTGTTATATAGTATTTATCTTTTAGCACCAACTTTGCTTGGCATCACCGTAATATTCACGTGCAAATCCGTTTTGAATCAACATAGCACGAAGGCTTTGTCCATTCAATAATATATCGCCTAATACTCTGCCGCCAAACTTATCCCAAGCATATAGTGTTACTTGACGCTTTTGTGCGGCTGCTACTGCATCTTTAGTAAACTTACTTGCGGCTTGCCCTTTAGCATCTTCTGCAGGACATTTTGCTCTGAATCCCTTTTCAGGAGTATCTACCCCGTATATACGAATAGCTAATTCAGGCTTTAATGGCTGTGGCAAAAATGGTGCCGCAATTACAATTGTATCTCCATCACTTACACGCAATATATTTGCGTCATATGTTACTCCAACTGGTGTTTTTTGTGCTATTGCTACTGTAGAAATTGCTAGTAATATTGTTATTAATATTTTTTTCATTGTCCTTATATACTTCCTTCGCCTTCATTACTCACGCTCTCTCTTTAATGTTGAACGAATAAACCACGCTTTCTTACCATACAAGTCTTGTAGTTCAGCCATATAGTTTTCGATACCGTGTTGATTCTCACTAGCTGCCTCATCAAACATAGCAACAACAAGTTGACCCATTGCTTCACAATCTTGTAATGCTTCTGCAAACATTAGTTCAGCACGTGGAATCTTTACTTGGTCTTGTATAATAGATAGTTCAGCATAGCGTGACAAACTACCCGGAGTGTAAGCACCTAATATTCTAATATATTCAGCGATAGGATCAATAGTAGCACTTACATCACCGTACAATGTATCAAAGAATGCATGATATTGCGGGAAGTCACTACCTTCAACATTCCAGTGAAAGTTTTGTGTTTTAATAGCAAACGCTTGTGTACTTGCTAGTAATACTTTTAGATTATCTGATAACATTTAAATTCCTTATTGCTTACTTATAACAAACACTGTATTGCCTGTTAAAATACCCATATAGTTTCCTATACTACGTTCACCTAATACTGCTTGAGGAACAACAATTTGTTGTCCGCTACGTGGTCTAATATCAGTTGGTGATATTTCAACCATTCTATACTCTTTCCCTCCAACAGTTATAGTCTGTGCTTGCCTATCAGCACGTTCAGCACGGGCTAAGCCTTTAAAAGGATCTGATGTGTCAGATGTAGGTGGAGTAGCAGATGGAGTATTATCAGGTGCTACTACTGTTGCAGTTGGCTTTAATCCACCAGTAAATCCACCCTGACCGTCAGGTGTAACTCTGCGAGTATCTGCACTTGCTCCGGCTGCACCTAATGCCATTGAACCGGCTAATGCGGCTGCGCCTAATTTCTTTTTCCAATCCTCGTCTATATTTTCGTTAGATTGTTTCTTTGTATTAACATTGATTGCTTTACCACTACGCTCTGGATTAGGATCTTCTCTACGCTTACGTTGAGCGGCACTTGCACGACCCTTCTTACCTAAACTATGTGCTTTACTTTGTGGCAAGCATTTTGGTTTACCTTCTCCGGGTTCTCTAGCACATGGACCTTTAATGTTTCCTTTAGTAT